GACAAGCCAAAAACACATGAGCACCCACGTCATCGGCGTGGGCGAATGGATGCATACCCTTGTTAGCCGCATGGCCAATGCGGCGGATGGGGATTTGTTTTGTCTTCCAACGCCTATGCATTTGCATGCTTACAACTTGGTAAAGGACGATCAATATCCCGATCGCAGCTTTAGAATCTCTCTTACCTACCCAACGAAATGACGCCGAGTATGAACCAGCAGGCAGTAAAACCGGGCGAAATTCGGCTCGATCTCATTCCCATTGACTGGCCCTTGACCCCACTGGGTCCCAACAAAGATCCTTACGTCATGGGATGGCAGAACAAACCGTTTACTAAAGAAGAAATTGAAAATGAAATTATCAACGGAGAATGTAAAGCTATCGGATTACTTGGTGGTCCTGCCTACAACCATCCTTATGGTCTCGTTTGGGTTGATGTTGACGGACCATCCGTCTATGAGCTCATCGAACAAATCTCAAACCTCCCCATACTCGATGCGTTGCCTCCCACCCTTGCCATCCTCAGTGGCAAAGCAGGCCGAGAACGTCGCCTCTACAAAGTAAGTAAAGAAAAACAAAAGCATTTCATTCGTAACAAATACACATGGACCTCGCAGGGGTCCATGGAAAAACTTGAGATCTTATGGAAGCGGCACCAAGGCGTATTGATGGGTGCGCATCCAGATACGCAAGGTTACTTCACTGCCGAAGGTTTGGGATTTGAATGGGCAGACAAATTGCCTGAACTTCCGGACTGGGTATTGAATGGCATCATCACCAGGAATGCAAAACAAGGGCGTCCTGCTGAAGAAGTCTCACGCATCATCGGTAACTCGTTCGCAATCACCAGTCGCATTGGATTGGAACGGGATATGCAATTGGCAGTTGCTGCGATGTGGGCACTCCCCATTGAGGCAGTCGATGACTATGACATTTGGATTGCGATCGGACAGTCGCTCCATGAGTTGGATGAATCCCTGCTTGATCAATGGGATGAATGGTCCAAACAAAGTGACAAATACAAAGAGAACGAATGCCATAAGCGTTGGTTATCCTTTACAAAAGGTGGTGGCCGGGGCATTGGTACGCTTTACCATCTGGCTGAGCAGAATGGATGGAAGCGTCCGCAGGAAGACAAAGTTTCTTCCCCTGACGATGCTACGATCAATCTGGCGGCAAGCATTCTTCCCGAAATCGAAAGAAATGTGGAAGAAGAAATGAATCGCCTTCTCAACACTGCAACTCCAACCGACACAACTCTAATGAACACCGAAGATTATGGCGATGATGTACAACCTAAAAGCGCCAAGAAGAATAAAGAGAAGGAACTCAGGCAACCTAAGAATGAAGTTGCGGACAAACTACTTGGAATCTATGCAAACAATCTGCTCTTTAGTCTCCCGCACAATCAATTCTTTATGTATGACCCTAGCCAAGGTCTGTGGAGCAAAGTAAGCAAGATTGAAATGCTTGGTGATATCCGTTCCAAGCTACAAGCTCTTATTACTAGTGGTTGGTTACGCGAAGGGTTTAGCTTTCAAATGCTTGATGATATGTTCAAGCAACTGCAAGCAATGGTCCCGTGTGATAAATGGCACGAGGCAACAGATGTTCTGCTATTCACCAACGGTGTACTTGACGTCACAACAAAGGAACTGCGGCCATTTGACCGTAATTTGCATATGACGCAACAGATGCCATATGCCTATAACCCTCAAGCAACCTGCGAACCAATCATTGATTGGCTTCGCTACACGCAGCATGGTTCTGAAAAACGTACGCAAGTTCTTCGTGCATGGCTACGGGCAACTCTTCTTGGTCGCCACGAGCTTCAAAAGTTTCTTGAGTTGGTTGGTCCTGGTAAATCTGGTAAATCCACTTATGCAAACCTATGTGTTGCACTGGTAGGTAAACGTAACGTCTGCTCCACAGAGCTAGAACAGATTGAGAAGAACCGATTTGAAACTGCAAGTTTCATGGGTAAGAAAATCATTCTGTTCCAAGACTCTGACCGTTATGGTGGCAGTGTTTCAAAACTAAAAGCCATTACTGGTGGTGACTGGATTCGTTCTGAGTTCAAATACCAAGCAGATCAACTGGAGCCTTTCCAGTTCCAGGGTGTTGTCATCATTACTGCTAACGAAGCAATTCAGTCCACCGACTACACCTCAGGTCTTGCCCGTCGCCGCCTTACTATTCCGTTTGACCGTCCTTTTACTGGTGGGCAAGAGCAACAACGTACCTTAATGGGTTTCGATAGTAAGGGTACTCCTGAAGGAGATTTTGCACCTTTGCTTCCAGGGCTTGTCAACTGGATCCTGGCTATGTCTGAGTCGGAAATGCGTGACTACTTGATGGAGACATCAAAGCACGTTGATTTCTTCCAGGCTTATGAGAAGGATCAAGCCATTCGTTCCAATCCGATTTTGGATTGGCTGGATAAACGCGTTATCTTTGTGCCAGGGGCGGAAGTTGCTATGGGTATGTGTAAACCTTCACCAGGGGGTGTCAATTACTATGTCGACTGGACCACGCAGGTGTATCCGTCTTACGCAGAGCATTGTCGTAGTGCCAATGTTGGTGTATCGGGGCGTTCTCGCTTTGAGGTCCTACTTATGGACATCTGTAAAAACCAACTGAAACTAAATGTCTACGCAACCAAAAAAACCAATGGGTTGGTAATTCACAACATCTTGATACGTGATGGTGTCAGGGATGACTACAAGTGTTACCCCTCCATCCTGGAAGTAGCTGCAGACCCCGCCAAATACAAAGAAATGTACGGTGTTAACCCTGCGATAATGGAGGAATACATTGCGACAAACCATTGAGCAACGGTCGTCATCTGATCCTTGACCTTTATGGTTGTGATCAAAACCTTTTAGATAACTATGAGGAGCTCCAGCGTTTGCTGGAAGCTTCTCTTGTTTTGGCGGGAGCAAATATCTTACGTATCTTTGGTGAGAAATTTGAACCGCAAGGCGTTACCTTGTTGGCACTATTGTCTGAATCCCACGCATCTATCCACACGTGGCCAGAAGTAGGGTATGCGGCAGTTGATCTATACACCTGTGGTGATACCACGCTCACACATCGGGCTGCAGAATTTTTGAAATCAAAACTCAAGGCAACAACAGCGGAAGAAAAAGAGCTTGTGCGATCAATTGAACCTCTTGATTGTGTAGAGTAAATCGGAATTATTCCGATCTAATGACTAAGAAAGCAAAACTTTTGTGGTGTGGTGACATCGTTGCCATGACCGGCTTTGCACGTGTAACTGAAAATGTTATCTCTCGTCTGAAAGACGACTTTGAAATTGTTGTTCTTGGTAACAACTGGTGGGGTGATCCAACGCCACTTCAGCAGGAGTACAAGATGTACCCGTCATCTAACCGTCATCAGACCGCACCTTTTGGTGAGCAACGCATTCGTGAGATTGTTGAACGTGAGCAACCCGACGTGGTATTTACGATCAATGATATGTGGATTATTAATGAGCAATACAATCAAATCAAGGATCTGCACAAGGCTGGCAAGTTTAAATTTGTTGGCTATGCACCCATGGATTCGTATGCATGGACAGGTTGCTTAGCAGATACTGCCAATGAATGGGACGCTGTGGTTTCGTACACAGAATTTGGTGCACACGAATTTATGGCTGGTGGTATCACCAGGCCTATCGCTATTATTCCGCATGGTGTAACTCCTGGTCAGTTCTATCCAGTAGATAAGGCAGAGGCACGCCGCAAGCTGGGACTTAAAGAAGATAGCTTCATTGTTTTCAATGGTAACCGCAATCAATTCCGCAAACGGATTGACATCACAATCAAAGCATTTGCTGCGTTTGCGGTAGATAAACCTAATGCAATGCTTTACCTGCACATGGGGCTCAAGGACCAGGGCTGGGACATCATGGAGGTGTTTGCACGTGAGATGACACGTGTGGGTCTTGATCCAAATGGACGCATCATTATGACGTCAAATCAACCCAGTCCTCCGAATGTATCGGTGGAAATGCTGAATGACATCTATAACGCATGTGATGTTGGTGTCAATACGTGTAAAGGTGAGGGCTGGGGTCTTGTCAACTTTGAACACGCTGCCTGTGGTGTGCCGCAGGTAGTGCCCGACCATACGTCATGCAAAGAGATCTTCGAAGGCTACGGCGAACTGATCCGTTGCGACCACATCGATGTGGATACCAACTACGCACGTGAGATGCCATGCCCTTCCTCTGACCACCTTGCTGAGATCTTGACGTACCTGTACCAAGACAAAGGCATTCGTGAATGGGTTGGTACACGCTGCCGAGAACGAGTACTGGATCCGCAGTTCTCATGGGACACAGTTGCGTCTCAATTTGGTGGCATCTTTGAGGAGGTGCTGTCCCAAGAAACTGAACCTGTGGCAAAACCTAAAGAAAAACGAAAGGAACGAAAGGACCGTACAAAGACCCGGAAGCTTGGTAAGTGACGTTTGGTGGTACGTATGTACTGTGGAGAACGTACGGAGAGGGGTAAAACAATGAATACCGTCCTATTCAAGGATGAATACAGCCTTATCTAACCCTCTATAGGGTTTCATACGTTGTTAAAACAGTGTTGCATTTGTGGAAAAAATCATGAAGTCACACAGAGGTGCAACACTTTTTCAACACAGTATGAAACCCTATATCTAAGTAAATAAGGCGGTATTCACCCCTCCACAAGCCGGTATTCACAGTTTCTCTTGCGTACACTTCCCAACAGTGGTACAGTGTCATGGTCCCCACCACCAGGAGGTCATGGCACGCACCTACCTAGAGATGCTTCCGCTTTGGTACCTACAGGACCAGCTAGAGCTCTCCGATCAATACGCGACAGGTCTTGCGTGGAAGACGCAAGCACGTGGTCACAAGCCCGGTGATATGGCCGGACGGGTCAATGGCAAGTACGCGTACGTCTCTCTTTGCGGCGCACGGTACCAAGCGCATCGCATCGTGTACTACTTACGTACTGGTAGCGATCCAGGGAACGCAGACGTCGTTCACAACCCCTCCAACGTCACGTACGACAACCGTCAGGAGCTAGCCCTCAAACAACGCCGCACCCGTCCTGCGCCTTCATACCGACGCCGCACACGTAACGCCGAAGGAGAGCTGGTCTACAACCTGGAGAACGGCATGTCCTTCCACAAGTACCAACGCCTTATCGGCAACCCACTCAGTTCTTAATCATGGCCAACTACACCAAACGCATCAACGAACTGGCTTCTGTACTGTCGCCTTTCCGGTACGTTGCCAACATTGAGTTACTTACGGATGCACAGTTAAGTGCACATGGTTATTACAGGGGATTTATATGCCCCCATGGGCATACCATTCGTGACAAGACATATCACTGGTGTTACGAATGTGTTCGTAAAATTTCCAATAACAACTGTGGTTTTGACATCAACTATATTGATGGCTTGTACAAACATCGCCTGCTATCCATCTGGAGCAAGATACCTGTAAAGGATTTTGAAGAGTGCTGGGAAGCACCTGCGTTAACAAAAGCGCGCATTCGTTTCCCTTCCTATCGTTCTGCTAACAGTAAAAACCTAGCTGAAAACATCAGTGCACATAAAGTCATTTATCAATGTGCATGGGGAGATGTTGGCAAGATGGTTGTAACACGTACGTGCCGCAATAAAGATTGTCTTAATCCTTTGCATATGATTTCAAGTTGGAATCGCACTTTCCCACCCGTTGAGATCCAACCGTTCCATCACACGTTTGACCCCAGCAAATTAATGCACGCTGCAGATAACCAGCTAAAAGAAACACCTGAACCCATTATGAAAGCCAAGTACAAACAAACGATTCAACATCCGTTGGTGAACAAAAACACCCCGGATTATGATGATACACAGGAGCTGTATTACGGTTCATATGCCCAGGAATTCAGTAGTTAGTCAAGAGCAACGAACTAAAAATAATCCATTAGTACTTGGTACTTTTGATCAGCTTTCGCTGCGTTATTTACGTGGCAATCTTGGTGCAAAGTACCAAGTAAAAACCAACGGGTTTGGCGGCGGTACGTACAACAATTGGTTCCAGGTCAATCTTTCGGCACCTGCTTGGATCATTGTTACCAAAGGGCCGCCGCGCCCTACATATATCAACGTCAGTGTCTATGATCTCAACAACATCCCTCAGACAGATCTGCCTGTGTTCCAGGCTGATTCACTGACTGATGGTATCAACAATCTAGGAGATGTGTACATTCCTTACCTCAATACGGTAATGAGTGTTCAATCCGATCTTTACAACACCTTTGATAGGTTGCGGCTTGATCGTGGTGATGACCGATACTTTCCTTTAGGCGTTGGCAGCTATTTAATTTGCATTTCGTCTACACGCAACGAACCCCTTAATTACGAAGTTGGTGTTGTTATCGAGCCTGCTTCTACCACTCAAGAAGGATTTTGGGAACTTGAAGACGTAGATGGCAGCGTTGCACTACAAGAGTACACAATTGATGTTCCAGAGATTGTTAGTCCTGTAGACACTGCAGTTATCATTCCTCCTAATAGCGGCGCATTTACTGAAGCTCTTTGTGTCATTGAATCTCCAGGGGGCAGTGTTACCGTTGGCACTAACTCCACTTGGTTTATTGGTACGCGCATTCCAAGTAGCAATATCAATAATTTCAAGATAGAACTAGAGCCAGGTAATGATGCGTACTACGATACTATTCATGACCACTCCTTGTCTGATTGGCAAAATGCATGGAGTAGGGAGCATCAAGATACTGATCGTTTCCCTGAGGTCTTTATTCCGCTAACAAACAGACCATGATCAAAAAGCTACTTGCTTTGTTCCGTAAAAAACCACGTAAACATTATCCGCATGTTGCTTGGTTGCGCTATTGTATGGAAAATCCATCGGCACCAGGGTGCCGCATGTATGACGTATGACTCTTTTAGATCCTCCTCAAAAACCCAAAGAACCTAAACCAGTGCCTTCCAGGATTACGGAAGCCACTGAAGAAGACTGGCAAGATTTTTTTGCCGAGCAAGAAAACTTGGATTACCTAAGAGAATTTGACCGGTAGAATAAAGAAAAACCAGATCTACCATGAGCGTAAACAACTATATCGAAGCTGCTCTCGCTGTTCATGCGGCGGCTTCTGTTATTACCGCCTTAACACCAACCCCAAAAGATGACGCACTTGCAGTAAAAGCTTACCGCATCATCGAATTGTGCGCTTTGGTTGTAGGCCGTGCCAAAGAACCCGGCACTGAAAAGCGTCGCCGTCGTCGTTGATCTCAATAGTTCCAACGAACGCGTGGCTTGCCTTCTCTGATACCAAGGTGCACGAAACCTTTTGGTGCGCCGTAGCCTAATGAGTAAGGCCAATTTTTATCACACCAGCTTTGCACTGTGTTGATATCCACACCATCAACGTAAAAATCAACGGCTCCTTTTGATGGAGCACTGTAAGTGTGCTCACTGTTCTTGGCACCGCCTACTTGTGTATTGATGGGTTCTGGGCGAGAAGCACTTGTGATGATCAATGGTTTGTTACCAAATTGCTTACGTACTTTCTCAAGGAATAAACAAAGTTCTTTTGCCGTATCACATTGATACTGTTTGGTGAACCGACGAGCTTCTTGATTAAGAGTTAATTCACCATAGGTGATGTTAGGTGTGATCTTATAGGTGAACGGGCTCCAAGGAGTAAAGTTACTGGCGTGCGGGTCAACATCTTTTTTTTCTCCAATGTTTTGGAGTTGTCGATCCATAATTTGAATTAATTTTGTACTGTAGTCTGGATCAGTAGCGTATCCTTCTTTGACCAGTAAACGCGCACATTCATTTCTACTGGTTGCCCTGTTAACACCTTTGTGCCCATCAAAGTCTTTGTACCAACGATCAACAAGGTACGAAACACAGGTTCTTAGGTCAGGGAAATCAATGAATCCAGCCTTGATTGTGATCCACTGACCGTTGATAAATTCCTTTGTTTCAACCGTAGAGCCAGATCCTTTTAATCCAAAGTAATTGTTTTTACCGGAGGTGTGTTGACCCCAGCCAGACTCAAGTGCCCACTGTGCAGCAACGCATTCAGGAAATTTGGCACCTGCTTCTTTTGCTGTTTTAACAACAACATCCCAAGTAATGGTGCTTTCCTTGGCTGGCTTATTGCGATATTTAACAGAAAAAGACTCCAAGACCTCAGGTGTTAACTGAGATTGGAGCCATTCCCATGCGTCAATTTGATGCGGTTCTTTGTTAAAGAACTCAGCAGCGTCTGTAAGTTTAATTGTCACAACACAACTATCAATTGTTTTTATTTTAACTGATAATAGTGTCGTGTATTTTAAACTTCAACGTAACCAAGTGGATGCGGTAATGGCGGCAAAGGATCTGGTACGTCCCAGGGGAGTCCTGATGCTTTGTTTAATTCCGCATCAACGCGTGCTGCCAAAGCGTTTTCAATTTCCTTAACGCGGTCAGACGTAAGGGCATCTTTGCACCAGCCCATGACGGTCTCTTTATTGAGGCTGAGATAGGGCACCCATTTTTTACGGTCAGCGGGGGCAAGTTCAACAATGCCAGAAGTACTGACTGTGTACTTACCCGCCATCTGATACGCAAACCAATGGATTGCTGTGACTTCACTACCTGGATAGGAAGCGCTATCCGGAAGTCTCCGGTCAAGCAATGAAATTCCCCAGGTAGTTTTGTTCATTCTTCAGCTCTCAACAACTTCAGGATCAATGGCAGGTGCTGGCTCTTCCTCTGGAGCAAACTCAATTGTTTCAATCAGTTGACCGATGAGGTTACCGGAAAAAGCAATCAGGTTGCCGTCACCAGTAGCACGTGCAGCACCAAAGGAATTGATGGCGCTGATCAGCTCAGACTTTTTGCAAGCCATAATGAACAAATAACTTCAAAGAGTATAACAAAAATCACCAGGGGACGCCAGCTTCTGAAGTTGGGTTGATCTTTTGTTGGATTTGGTTGTATAGACCTTCTTCGATAGAAACGATTTGGTCAGGACCAAGAACATCAAACACCCAGTTAATGACCTCTTCTTTGGTCAGTTCACTGAAGGGAACAAAGGTTACTGGATCAGGATCACTGAAACCAACGGAGCCATAAGCACTGGCAGATTCACCATTTTCTTCCAGTGATGCAGTCCAGTGTGCAGTGTAGACTGCACCATCAGGACAAGTATCCCCATCAGGGAGATGACGCTCAAGCTGAGCAATATCCCAAGTTGCGTTAGCCATAATACCAATGTTTTTTACTATTTTACAGGAAGTAAGTAGTGAAGGGGACTACGACCGATCAGCACGCCATAAGAACACAAGGGACGCAGTAGCTGCCATCGGCGTAGGTGCAACTCACGTTAGTGCTGGTGACCTTGGCGATGGTCTTGCTGCGGATGATGTCATCGTCCTGGGGTTTGGCAGTGCCATCACCAGCGGACATCAGCAGATCACCACGTTCCACTGTGACGCCTTGAGCAATGCGGATGATGAAGTCACCCGTCATCGCGCAGTAGAAGTCGTTGATGTAGGTGTCGTCATCATCGTCCCAAGCTTGAAACACACCCGACACGTTCTTGTCACCTTCGACATCACTCACCTTCATCCGGTTGAGCTGTTCGTTGTCTTCGTTACCCCACTCGCACATCTCGTCGATGTTGGAAAGGACGGAGCCGCGCAGGATTTCGGTGCGTTCTGCGCCAGAGGGAAGTTGCGACCAACGACTCAGGTGAGCACCGTTGTAGGAGACGGTAGTGCCGGAAACGGAGATCGTACCTTCAGTGGTTTGATCTTGCTTGAACTCAACAAGTGTGCCGTCGTTACCGCCCCTATTAAAAGCTGCAACCGGACTTCCATTGCTACGTACATAAAACAATCCAGTAGAGATTTGATAGTAGAAACCAGTGCCAGATGTAATATCAGCACCTGGGCTAGTTGACGTGCCATAGATTAAAGAACCTGCAGTATCAAATCGAGCCACTTCTGATGCGCCCCTGTAGAACACATGAGCGGCGTTCGATGCCGCTACATAATCCATTTGAGACGCGCTAATTCCAAATCCTTGTGCTGTCGTTCCGTCCCAGTACAGACGGAACTTAAGATTTGCACCTGCCGTATTACTATAGGTGCCGCCCAGATCAATGGTATCTGGAGAAGCTGTAGATGTAAGGGCTGTGCTGCCAAGAGATAGGTTATACCTAGGGCTCGTAGTGCCAATCCCTAATCGCCCTGACGTATCTAGCGTCATTTTAGGATTGGCAAATCCGTTAATGAAGAAATCAAAACCACTGTTGTATGCGGTGCCGAGTGCAACGTTCTGCGTGCTACTGCCGCCGTGAATTTCAAAATGACGAATACCGTCCCCGATTCTAAGTCGCGGGGTTGACGAATTTTGAATTTCCAGAGTTGTGCTAGGCGAACTAGTCCCCACGCCTACGAGCCCTGCCGAGGTGATGCGCAGGCGTTCGCTGCCATTTGTCTTAAAAAGAATCGGGAAAGCTCCCGTATTCTCAAGTGTAGTATCACCTGTGCCACCGTTATAAAGTTCAAGAACTCCAGCCGCAGAGCCTCCATCAACCCCAGATCCTTGCTGAAGAACTGAAGCAGCGCCAAGTCCTACCTTTCCATCGCTAAGAATAACTAATCGACGAGTTCCACCAGTGCTGATGGCTACTTGATCTGCCCCTGGTGAGTACAGTCCAGAATTTGCGTCCCCGGTGAAACTAATTGATGGATTGGAAGCACTACCTAATGCAAATACACCTGAAGTAATTGTGGCGACACCACCGGTAACCGTGGTAAAAGCTGCAGCACCACCAGTGATTGTTGCACCGGATACTGTTTGGCCTTGAATCGTATTACCAGAAACAGTACCAGTTACTGTAATATTGCCGCTAAAAGTTGGGTTCTGAACTAACCCAGAAATTGTAACGCTCTTATCAACACCAGCATCGGTGAAAGTAATCGTATCTACTTTAATAGTGCCGTACGCCATTTTGTTGTCTCTTTTTGTTTATTTTAGCCGAGAAAATTAAGGAAGAATAATCAGTGGTCCTTGGATTACAAAGCCACTTGCACTACCAGAAACAACACCAGAACAAACAATGGCAGGTGTTGCACCAGAAGGTGTGGTTACTCTTAACGTAGATCCTGTAATTGCAGTAAAAGTACCCGTTGTTGCGTTAACCGTTACAGCATTGACAGATGTACCTGTAACCGTTGCACTTGAAATACTAGTTGCAAAGTTAGCTGTATTGCCAGTAACTGTTGTCCCAGAGAGATAGGTAAAGATGCCACTAGGAGAAGTGATCGTGTTTCCACTAATTGTTCCGGAGGAAACAATGCCTCCTGTAGAAAAAATGCCTGTTCCTAATACAGATAAATTACCTGAAACAACGGTGTTAACAAAGACAATGTTTGTAAAAACACCAGATACCGCCGAGAGTAAACCGGCTTGTATGGTATCACCAGTAATAACAAGCCCGCTTACATGCTGGAATCTTCCTGAAGTACTTAAAACAGTGTTGCCAGTAACTGTAGCCCCTGAAACACTCGTTGTAAAAGTACCTACTTGACCGGTTAAGTTTGTTGCAAGTACCGTATTCCCCGTGACAGTTGCACCAGAAATACTGGTGGTGCCTACAACTGTAACGCCAGTGACTGTTGTGAATTGACCTGCATTTCCTGTGACGGTGGCACCGGAAACACTGGTGGTTCCAATGACCGTGGCACCGGTAACTGTTGTAAATTGTCCGGCATTACCTGTGACTGTTGTGCCTGACACACGGCCAAAGTTACCAGTAACCGAAGTAACCGTCCCTGCGTTAACAACAGTACCTGTAACAGTTGCCCCAGACACGTTGGTAAACGTACCAGAAACACCTGTTACCGTTCCGAAGTTACCAACGTCTCCTGTAATTGTTTGACCTGAAAGAACTTGTGTAAATACACCAGAGACTCCGGTGATCGTGCCAAATGCACCTGTGTTGCCAGTTACGGTTGCACCTGAGACCCTAGTCGTAAACGTACCGGAAACACCTGTTACGTTTGAAGCAAGCAACGTATTACCAGTAATCGTGGCACCTGATACTTGCGTAGTAAATACACCAGAAACACCAGAGACTGTCGAAAACTGTGCCGTAGTTCCAGTAACTGTTGTTCCTGATAACGTGCCACTGACTCGTACACCGCTTGCAAATTGTGCAAGTCCCGTGACAGTTAATCCACTTGCAACAGATAAATTCCCGCTGACGTCAAGAATCGGCGTTCCCAGGACCTGGAACGTACCAGTGGTTGCGGCAACGGTTGTCCCTGTGAATGTAGTGCCAGTGACGTTGGTAAACGTGCCGTTTGTAAAGAAAGCACTTACACCACTTGTTGTAGTACCAGTGAGACTTGTGAAGTTACCTGTTGGGAAAGACGCAGTAGCTCCTGTCGCCAGGGTTGTAAAGGTACCTGTTACTGCATTGACTTGACTACCTTGTACAAACGTACCTGTTACCGTGGTTCCACTGATCGTACCGCTGACAGTCGCATTGTTTTGAACAACAATTCCACTAAACGTACTAAGGCCAGACGCAATTATCGTATTAAAACTGGAGCTGCCACCTACTGTTAAGTTGCCAGTGATCGTGACGTTACCGCTAATTAAAGCTCCACTGCCAGGGGCGTAATATAAATCGAGATAATCCCTGAATTGAGAAAAGGTAATTTTTTTGTTGCGCAGTGACGGGTCCACCTCAAAAACGTGGACCAGGGTCATGACATCCTGATCTACAATTTCGTTCGCTGCAATTGCAGGAAATTCGGTAATACGGCGGTTTGCCACCTATCTACTGCGCAATTCTTTCCTTTATTATAGTGCGGCTTATTTAGCGTACCCTAATCTCAAGACGTGGCAATAAATTAGTACCTAAGTACCAAAGCCCTTGGATTCCTGTTACAATTCCACAAGAAAGCAATAGTACCAACAACAGTTCTGCCACGGTTAAATTACGCCGCACATACACAACTTGCGGTGGCATTTCCACAGACGTGCGGTAAGGTGCCGTTTGCTGGATGGCTAACTCCATCGCACGTGCTTTCATTTCTGCCAACGCTTCAGGAGTGATTTGCCCTTCTAAAGTCTGTTGGTTGGGATGTTGGCTGGGTGGAATTTGCTCTTCCATAATCACAAAGCTGTTTACAAAAGACTAGCATTTAATTGATCGGAGTGCAGTATGCCGTACGGACTACGCAAAGGCTTGGAAGACATTGCCTACGAACTGAAAGGAATCAGGAATATCCTTGGTTCCATGTGGCATAGTCGGTACTCAAACGCTGAGACCGACATTGCCAATCCCGAAATGTTTGCAGATGAATACATTTCGACAGAGGAATGTGGTAGGCGTTTAGGAGTCTCCGATCAAACCATCCGCAACTGGATTGCAATCGGTAGAAAAAACGCTGACAAAGGCTGGGTCGAAGGCATTCATTATGTCAACGTCTCTCCTGACGTCCACAAAAAAGCAGTCTTGCGTATTCCATGGAATCGCCTCATTCAATCTTTTGCTAAAAACGAAAACATCAATCTTAAAAACCTACGTGCGCAGTATCACTTGTATCATGCGACCAAAGAGGTTCTTGAGTAATGGCACATCGTTTCAAGGGAATTGATATCGATGCCATCAATATCGATAACCATGAGGAGCTGCTGCCTAAATCCCTGGCAGAGCAAGTGGAAATGTTCTTACCACCCTGGGGCTCCTTCGATGACGGTTGCTTGCGTCGCTACCTAGAAAACTTAAAAAACTATGAAGAAGAAGACGCCAACTCTGGTATGACCTTGGCCAATCGATTACGACTGGCATTCAAAGATCTGAACCCAGACACAATCTGCGGTAAATTCCCACAAGCGGAGTTGCCTCTTAAACGTCGGTTGCGATGTGTTGCCGAGTATTTAATCAGGTCCGGGGAATTTGATAAGGTACGAGATGAGCAAGGAAAACTCTGCAAGAAACGCGGCGTGCTTGGCAAGTTGGTTGTCTTGTACCAGCCAACTCCAAAACTGTTAGAATCTCTGCATCGTCAAGGGTTGTTAAAAAGTGGATCGCCGTGAGAAGTTAATTGCGTCAGTCATTGGTCCTGAACTGGATGAGACCAAAGCAAAAATGCTTGATACCACTGTCAAGCTAATCCTTGGGGACATGGGTGCACAGTACGTTAAGTTTTGGGACGCAGAAGGTCCTGGCGTTTTGGTATTTCAGCCTGACAATAAAGAGCGCTCTATATTCTTTTGGACGTTAAAAGAAATCCACGCAGCAGAAGAAGATTGCGAACATAACAATAACGGTTATCTTGCCGAGACATTGCGACGCATTCTTGCCGCTGCACAAAAGATTGATCCGATGGAGAAGGCAGGGTACATCATCAATGATGACAAGGGTCTTCGCTATTTGGAAATAGCGTATAACGACATCGTTAACAATGACTGAGAAAGGTATTCGCGGCGTATCTGCCAGAGTTGAAGGCGCAGAGCTCATCACCAACGCAGACTTGGTTCATGCTGCCAACGAACTTTTAGGCGGCATTGATTTGGATGTAGCAAGCTCCAAGGTCGCTAATGAGTACGTACAAGCGACTGAATACTACACACCCGTGGATGATGGTTTAAATAACCAACAATGGTACGGAAGCTGTTATTTGTTTCCACCAGCGGGATCATACTTCTGGGACCAAAAGAACCAACGGTGGAAGATGACACGCGCTTCGTCATTGACGTTGACTTCTTCGCATGCCGTATGGTTCCGCCGAATGTACCATGCATGGCTGGCGGACGAAATTGAGCAAGGGCTTTACTTCAGCAACTGCCCTGACATGATTCGATACGAGCCAAAGATCTTTAAATTCCCTATGTGCGTTCTACGTACCGTCCCTTACCTGCTCCGTAATCTTGATGGAAATGTAGAAAAAAAACAAACGTGCACGTCTTTCTTGGTCTACCTGCCTCCCAAAGATCGCTCAGGAGATGCAGTAGAACACTTCTGTAAAATCTACGGCGAACGCGGCCATCTCCTTGTAGACTGAACAAGCTATCGAGGTCTTATGAGCGTCCTGGCCGATTGGGAAATCAAAGAGCGTGCCGAGAAAGAACAGATGATCGAACCCTTTGTTGATCGTCTGATCAGCAAAGAAGATGGTCGGCGTTTGTTGAGTTATGGACTTAGCTCTTACGGATATGACATTCGTTTGTCCCCTAGCCAGTGCCTGATCTTTGGTAAGATTCAAACCGGTGATTGCGACCCAAAGGCCTTTGACGAAAGTATTTTAAAACCTGCGGAACTTCTGGAAGATGAACGCGGTAAATACTTTCTTCTTCCTCCGTATGGGTATTGTTTAGGCGTTGCACAAGAACGTCTGAAGTTGCCTCGTGATGTCACTGTTGTTGCCGTTGGTAAATCTACGTACGCACGCTCAGGAATTCTAGTTAACATCACGCCCGCTGAAAGTGGGTGGGAAGGTTACCTGACGCTCGAGATCAGCAACTGCACTGGTCTATTCAATCGTGTCTATGCAAACGAAGGTATCACTCAACTGCTTTTCTACCGTGGCAATCCTTGTGAAGTCAGCTACCAAGATCGGAAAGGTAAGTATCAAGACCAACCAAATACTGTAGTTTTTCCACAGGTTTAACTACGTCCAAACGATTGTTTGGGTTTGTCTGCATACGCGGTAGATCCTGCACGCCCACCACTGTCACCAGCCGTGGCACTGGTGGGTTCGTTAATCAGTTGGTTCTTTTGATATTTGCCAGCAGCACGTGCACTCTTCATGAAGCGGTCAACGCGTGCCACTGCTCCTTTTGACGCGGAACCAACGACACCTCGTTCTTGCGGTCGCACGTACCGCAAATCCACGTTGTAAGCTCTTCCAGGGTTCAGATCCGTTGGTACCCCAGCAGAAGTGCCGGAGTCCTTGGCTGCGTCGTAAGTCTCTGATCTAAACTTGCTCATACTATCATTATAGAAAGGATATATCGCTAAGAAAACAATGCGGCCCTCAATGTTTTTGCAAGAGTTTGCAGCAAATAATGATCAAGTAAAGTGCCGTTGTATTGGTTTCGAGGATTTTGGTGCACCTCTCGATACTGAAACCAACGACGTACCTCTTCAAGATATGTATAACACGGGCTTAGTTGCTCCCATGGATGGTATGCAACGCAACCCATTGAACATCGAAGGTCAAGGTTTTTACGGTCAACGTCCAGGCTTGACGGGTTACATTCCCTCCATGGAAGAAGGTATGGCTTTATATGGCGCAAACCCCAAATCTCCTGGCGTCCTTGGTGATATTGACGGTGATCCAGATGAGACAGAACTTCTGCTTTCCGCCAAACGCAAAGGCTTAGTGCGTTAAAACTGCTAGGCTGTCTCAGTCGGCATTTTTACAATGGACATGTTTTCCCCTGTTGACGAAACCAATGGGTGCGTAGATGGCGTTTGTCCAGTACCCTGGGTTACTATTAAACCACTTGAAACAACGCCCACAATCAAAGAGGATGTCGTAAATCATCCCTCGCATTACACCGATGGGGGCATCGAATGCATCGAAGCCATTGAGGCGGCTTTAACCAACGAAGAATTCCGTGGTTACTGCAAGGGAAATAACATAAAGTATATTTGGCGTGAGCGCCACAAAGGCGAGACAGAATCACTGAAGAAAGCACAGTGGTACCTAGATCGTCTTATTCAATTGGACGAAAGTCAAAAGGGATGAGCGTAGTGTAAATCGTCGTCATCGTCCGACTCGTCCTGCATACAAGCCAGGGCGAGTTCACTGAGTTCCAACTCACTAGGCAGATCCCACTCAATATCAATTCCTTCAGAACACATGATTTCTTTGACGGCTGCCCATTCCATCATCCGTTGGAAATACAGGTTTAACAGCGCCGCCTGCAGTTCTTCCCAACACATCTCCTCTGTTTGCAGCTCAGCTTTACGCATGGCAAACTGAAGTTCTAAAGGTAATTCAAACTCTTTACGTGTGGATTCGTTCTCCATGGAAAGCCTGAGTACTGCATTTATTCTAGGACGCTAGTCACTTGAAAAGGCAGAGGCGTCGTCAAGCTTGAAACGGTTAGCAAATTCTGCAAGCGCATAGGGATTGATTGTCGCTTCCAAGGTTCGGATTGCTTCCGTCTCATGGGGCTTCGCACCATAGCTTCTGAACGCACGCAGCAGTACGTCTGTGGCAACCCAAGGCTTGGCTTCAACGTCGGCAAGAAATAGGTTGATTTCTTCCCTGCGTCGTTCCAGGAGACCACCGATGACTTGGTGATCTGCATCAAAGACCCACCGTGCAATTTCTTCTGTTACACCAACGTAATCATCGACCTCAAGACAGTCAATAATGGAGCTGTAAAGGAAACTTTCCCAACCAACCGAATGACAGAATGAAAGCAGTGCTTGGTGCATGCACTCATCCAAGCCTAGGTTCAACTTCAGAAGTTCTGTGTTTAGAACGGTGAGTTCATCAACAAGGTACTCCAGGGCTTTGCGTTGTGTGCAGCACTGGGTTTTCTTTACAACACTGCCGTCAGGATAATACTGTGTACCAAATCCAATCGTGTAAGGCTCTGCACCTGTTTGAGGATCTGGGTAAGCAAGTTCATTGAAACCTTCGTAACGACAGATTAAATCAATCGCTTGCCTGTAATTATCCATAGGGGTAACAAGTGTTACCCCCAAGTATACATAATTTTTACTTGCCTTGGCCGCGAGACAATTTACGTCCGTGGCTAGGACGTGAATGCTTGCCGTCGCCTTGACGAGTCTTCTTAGGCTTGGACTCAATTAAGATCGTGGTGGACTTAGGTTTTGCCATGTCTAGAAATGAGTGACCTACGCAGCTTAACGGGTTTTTTGCTGAAGATACAGATCATGGTAAAGCATTCATATCTGCAATTGCCTTTTGAAGCTCACTGACAGCAATCATGGCTTGCACTGCTTCCTGGGAACCAGGTTGAGCATTTCTTAAAATACCAAGATTTCGGTTTAATTCCTGACGAAGAGTTGGATATTGACCACCTGTAGCCTCTGGTGTTTCAGCCCAGGCTCTTAAGTTTTTGTATTTTCCTGCTAGCTCCATCACCATTTCACCTTTTACTTTTGAACAGTACCTTTCTTTCTTCTATTATTACATTGCTCTTTGTGTGTAGCCCACCTTACGTTTCCTGGTTCGTAGTGTCCTAAATTGTCAATTCGATCTAAACTGTAACCTTCGGGCCTTACTCCAATCTCGTCAATCAACTGTTGAAGTGATGTAAAACGAAACTCAACATTTACGTAGTATCCTCTGTGACCCGTTTTACAACGATATTTTGCTTTGTAATAACTAGAACGCGTTCTAAAAAGTGCAGGATTATTTTTTACTCCTGTGCCTTTATTAGCTGGTACTTGCCCTTTCTTATTGCAAGATCTACATTTCCATAACCCCTGTCGGCGAGTGTACTGATCTAGCCGAATGGATCCTTCGCATCCACATGTTTCACAATACACAGAAACAAAACGGCTGTTGGCGTTAGACATTGGGCTCGAGCAACCCAGTTATTCTACCACTTAACGCTATTTACCATTTCGTTTTATGCGACCAGTACCTTGCTGACATCTTGTCAGGGTTGGAATCCTGGGCATTATGTCGTGCGTAATAAGATTTCTTACGTGCTTTATCCTTTGCTGTTGTTGGGTTTTTACCAGCTCCTTCTACGCCTTGTTGACCAAACCTAATGATTTTTTCTTCGCCTCCTTCACATGCTTTGACAACGTGTGACTTAGTTGCATGACCAGGAGTTTTTCTTGGCTTGTTACACTCCATGGAATCCTTGTGGATCTTGGCGGCACTAGCGGCTTTCTTGTGCTTGCTCATGATTAGTACTTAGGTGTCAGGCCTTTAAAGGCACTGGTAAAACTGCCAAGGAAGCCTTGGCCTGACTTTGATTTTGCGGTTACAGTATCTTCTTCATCGTCATCACTATACAGATTGAAGTAAGATCTTTTCTCTATAGGAGTACTTGTTTTTTTCTTGGTCTCCTCAGTCGTTTTTTCATCTGCAAACAAACTTTCAATAGATCCAAGAGACTCAAATGGGTCACTACTGTTTAATTTGCTAAACACACTGCCTTCTTTGAAACCTTTTCCTGCTTGCGTTAAAAGTTCCATGTCTTCTCGCTTTACGTCTGGCATAAACTCTTTGTAAAAGTCATCTTCAGTTCCTGCGAATCCTGCGCTTTTAAACACGTTATATAACTGTGTTTCAGTGGGATCTTTGCGAGGTGCCGTGTCTTCTGGCCGTTCAATATAGTCTACGCCAAGTTTCTCTTGTGTTACCTTTTCTTTCTTTTCGTTCAAGTATTTGATTGCCTCGCGAATCTTGGTTGCTTCTCCTGTTTGAAAAGCTTCTTCAATATATGTTTTTACTTCTTCAATTCCCATATCTTTACCAGAAAGGCCCATAGACTCAAGTACTTTCTCCCACTCAGCTTTATTTTTAGCAGGATCAATACCTTCTAACATCTTGTCTGCGTACTCACGAGGCGTCACAAAATTTAAGAAAGAAACATTTCCTAGATTTACTTTTTCATTGGCAATGGCTGGAAGGATACTGTTATCAATAAATGACTGTGCTTCACTTAACGATAGTTTGTCACGTGCAGGGTCAAATCCTTGATGGATTCCATACACTTGGTAGTGCAGTTTTGCAAACTGCGCTTTATCATTTACGTCATAGCCGTACAAATAAGCTAATTGATTCCATGTAGAAGGTGGATTTGTACCTGGTACAACCTGCTCGCCATTTCTTTTTGCTGCTTCCCAATCTTCGTTTACTTTTGATGCCTGCAAGCTGTGCTTCTCAATGCTCACGTCACCTCCAGAAGGATTAAAGTAGAACTCTGAATCAAATCCTGAAGTCCCTGAAGACTTGACAGTATCCAACCAACGTTGTGCACGTAAGTCTGCCATGCTTTTCAAAGAATTTAATGCGCTTTGTGTTTGAAAAATGTTTTCTTCTCCTTGTTTTACATCCATGTAACTCATGAACTCTGACATAGAACGAGACGTGTTAAAGCGTGGGTTTAAATAACGTTTGATGTAATCGTCCGCAAACTCTTTATCCACTACATACTGTTTGGAAGTATCTTGCCAATCCGAAAAAGTAGCACCTTCTTCGTATCGTTTTGTCAATGTTTCATCAAACCATTTCTGCCAGCTATATACTGAGTTTGATCGAGAAGGAATACCTGTAATTGCAGAGAATTGTTTTTCTAAACGATCTTCTGCTTTTTCTTGATCTTGTCCTCCCAGGGAAAGTAAACCTCCTACACCTGTATCTCCTAAAAGAGAGTTAGATAGTTCTTGGTTCACTTTAAAAATCTCATTAAAACCGGGTAACCCGCTATAAAAATCGTATTGCTGTTCTCTGGCGCGTTGTTTTTTGTATTCCTTTAATGTCTCATTAAATGTATCTACAGTCAATGATCTAAACTTATCGGCAGCTTCTTGCTCTTTAGGGCCAAGAACACTGGACAATTTACCTTCAAGTATTGTGCTTCCACGAGACATCTTTGCTTCTGCGCGAAGTCTTTCTGGTATTTGAGTAATAGTTGGAATTGTTAAGTAACCACTTGCCCTATCTGCCGCATCTTCTGGAGACAAAGAAGAAATCCATTGTTTTAAAAACTCAGGGTTTTGTGCGGCTTCCCACTCCTTTAAATTGTTGTAAGAACCAAGTCCCATTACTTGGTCACGATACATTTGGTATTGTGCATCGGTCATTGGGACTTCTTCAAAATCCTCAGCCTGCTCTGCTTTGGTAACGGCGTTACCCCTTTCAGTTTTGCCGTTTACAACTGCGTAGTTATATTGCAAGAAAGAATCCTGATCGTATTTCCCAACCAATGAAACATCTTCGTATAATTGCCCACCGATATTAATAGTTCCACTGATAGCTTCATTCCATTTGTTAAACGCTTCTTGTCCTTGGCCAGTTGTCATGTAGTAAGTAGGGTCAAAAGCGCCCATTGGTGGTTGATACGCTTTATTGCTTGTAGGATCCCATTTGGAAACCTTCCCGTAATACGTATTGACGAGATTTTGTACTACTCCTGTATTGCTTAAAATCTCTGCTTCTTTAGATCCCAGGTTATTTAACGAATTAGCGATTTGCTTAAAGTTAGTACCATCACTGTTGTTGTACTGATTAGCAAAGTTTTGAAATTTACTATGTGCTTTTGCGCCTATCGTATCTGTGTTGACAACAATAGTTCCATTCGGCTGTACTAAAAACTGCTCTCCTCCAGGGAGAAGGCGCTCCTCGTTTTTTCCGTATGTATCCCAGTGGGTATAACCCCACTCTTCAGGTGTTTGGGAGGGTTCATCCCTTGGTACAACCCTGTCTTTGTAAGTATTTGCGTGCTGTCTACCCCATTCTTCTTTTGTTTGTGCGTATGTCCTAGGTAAACTCCTCCCTTCTTTTTGGCCATTACTTGTCCAGTGTGAAGCGCCCCACTGTTCTTTTGTCTGTGCGTATGTTCTTGGTAGATTTCGTCCTTCTCGTTGACCATTCTCTGCCCAATGCTTTGCTCCCCACTGCGCTGTTGTTAAATTTTTCGGTTTAGCGCTAACTAAATCAGGGTATGCATTAACATATCCAACCCAATCAGGTGCTCCAGAGTTTACATAAGCTGCCTTAAGATCACTATTGTTGTCAACGTATGCTGTCCAATCCGGCGTACCTGAATTTGCGTAAGCACTAGCTAAATCAGAATAGCTGTCTACGTACGCTTCGTAATTTAAAGCTCCACTATTATTGTATGCTTTCTCTAAATCACCATAAGTGAATATGTAATCTTCAAAAACGCCCATTAGCATTCACCAAAAATAAAAACAGATTGTTGCAGGATCCAGGCTTCAATCCTAGCAAGAGACGAGGAAGAGAAAAAAGATTGTTTTTCGTACCACTTTTTCATATCCTCTGATCCTTTGTTTGCGTTACAGCGCCTGCAACAAGGAATTAAATTATGTCGATTAGAAGAACCCGACTTAAACCTTGGAATAATGTGATCAAGACTTGACGCCGAGTCACCACAGTATCCGCATTTGTAATCCCAGGCTTCATATATGCTTTGTCTAAAACGTTTTTTGGCAAGCTTTGGAGTTAGTTCAACTAGCAGGGCGAGGGGCTCGTGCTCGTTGCAAAACATGCTGTCAATGGCCGTTAACTTATTCTAAGCTCACCTCATGGTTGCGAGCGATTGCCATACTGATCAATCATTGTGAAATTTTGTACTTCAATCCGATCTGTTGCAAAGTTGAACAAACGCTGTAACATCGGATACACAGATAATGATTGACAGTTGTAAGGAGGAACATCCATACGTGACAGTGATTCCCTGGCAAGCTTATCTTTTTTAATGGAGTCTATTTCACTATCTGTCTTTGCTACTAGTTGTCTTTCCCATTCAGCCATGCTCTCTATGTCTGTTGGAAAATCAGATGGCTCAGGAGGAAATACTCGATCTGCAAACTTAAGCGAATAAATGTGTTTACAATAACGCAGCTCGTCTAAAACAGGTGACCATCTGTCTTCAAGAGTTGTCAGCGTAATCTGTGGAATGGAACTGCTATCAAGTGTCTCCGTAACAGACGTATAGTCAGCAAAGGTTGGCATGCCTTCTGCAGAAGAGCCTTGAGTACCAAGGTTATCAGTGCTACGTGTGTAGGTGCCTCCAAAGTCTGCGTAAAGTCCTGGGCTGTCCCTCGTCGCATCACGACTAATAACACGATCTGTTGTGACTTGATTTGTCAAATCAAACGAAGGAGGTGCTGTAATTTCTAATGTGAGATTAATGGAAGGATTTACTTGCGCAGGAGTTTTTAAAATACCGTCACGTTTGGTAAGTTCAAAACGACCTGGTTTAACCGTGGCAATATTAGTGCGCGGGAATAACTTCCTTGGATTCTCCGAAGATACATAGAAGTAATCCCGCCGTGTAAAGTCTTGGCATGTGCAACTATATCGCGCACCAGAGTTTAAGTAACGTCCAGGAGTAAACCCAATAGGCGAAGGAGTTACAAAGTTTTCATCTGGGGTTGCTTGTACGGAACCCGACTTTCTGAACTTAAGAATACCGGTGGTTTCATTGATGTCTAGTAACACTGCGGATACGTAGCCGTACCGTGTTTGCGTACTGGGATTGATTGTATCAATTTCAATTAACTCACCACCGGAAGCAACAATGCGATCCTCGAACACTTCCGAGATTAAAGGTTTCTGCCCACCAGGGAAAAAGAATGGTGGTGGCAGTGGGTTTGATGGGCTCCAGGTGCCTGTCAGTTTTACGTACCAATAGTTCTTGTCTTCTGTTACTGATTCAACAGATAGGTTACTGGTACTTACGGGGTCGGTGTATAAGTCAGTTCTAATGGCTCCTGCATAGCGCCACAAGCACCAATGCATGCCAAGCTCTCGGCTCTTTGTTGGAAAGCCAATAAACGCTCCCTGAATAACAATGGGAGGACTGGGAGCAAATACAACGTCTGGAATATTGTATTCAAACTCGTATGTAAAGTATTGTCCGTTTGAATATATTTCGTAACCTCTACGCCAACGTGCCCATGCCGACTCCCTGTCAATCGTCCAGATCGAACCAGGGAGCGATCCTTTGGAAAACTCCCCTTGAATTGGTTTTACTTCCTTGGGATTAATTTTATCCTTTACCTTGCCAAAGTCACCAAAGGAATTTGTTCTTTGTCCGCCGAAAGAGTTGCCTCTCTTTGACATGATCAGAAGAAACCGCCTTCAGCGTAGACGTGTGCGCCAGGTATGTATCCAGATGCGTTGGGACCGTCAGGAAACACGCCTACGTACAGACGGTCGCCACGTTCCAGGTAGATGCCACGGTTGCGTAACGGAGCACCAGCAGAGAGCCCTGAGGCGTTACCAGCGGCTGGGTTGGGCGCCGCAAGTTGTGGCATCACATCAGAACAATCAACTTGCTGCGTATTGGCAGGAACACGCTTGGCAAGTACAACTTTGTAGTCGCCACTCGCTGGGATAGGCTGCGTGGTACCACGGGTCTGATAGACGACAAACGTCACTTCTGGCTGGTACGGACCAACGGTACCGCCGTAAGAAAAACCACTTGCGTCAGGCGTCGCAACACCGGAATATCGAATGGTTCCCATGGTACCGGTAATTGCCGTCGCACCTGTATAGGTGTAGTACCCAAGACCACTCTCTGCTGCTGGAGTGTTAAGTCCAGTAGCTGTAATAAAAACAGTTTGGCCACTTACCAAACGAATGCGTGTGCCAGTGGTTGTGGAATCAAGGGTGTAGTCAGGATTGCGATAGTAGTCATTACGAACAATAGTGATGGAGTCGACAACACCACCACTATTATTGTCTTCTTGAAGTGCAGCATCCATATCGACAAGGATCGAAGGTGCTTGTCCGCCTTGCACAAAGAGTGTGTTAGCGGATGCGCTACCAACGGTCTGAGTCGTGACTCGTACCGAATCAAAAAGAGGCCTGTCAACTAACAGGGGCTGCTTATTTGTATTTGTCGAAGCCAAGGGTCTACAGCACTAATATCCACCATTATACCTGAGTTTCAATAACCAGGTGTAGATAATGGATTGGTTATAACACCTAGATTTTTGCTCATGCCACCTAAGAATTCTGCAAATCGTTGGCCTGCATTTTTAGGTTGTGGTGCACTTTGCATAGCTTGCTGCATCAACTTGATACCCATTGCTTCTTCAAGCGTAGGTCCATACACAGGTGCAGAGCCCGCTACTTGTGGTGCTGGCGCTGCGACAGAAGGTTGTCCGCCAACGTCAAGAGGATCTCCTAACACACGTTGTGCGTTAGCGTATAGATCGCCTCCTTTTCTGAAACGTGGCAGTGCCCCACGGACAGATGTACCGAAAGAATCCTTTGCTTCTAGAGAAACATTTGGATTGCCGCCAAGGACCGTGGCATATGCACGATCAATACCCATACCTGGTTTAAAACCTCTGTCTTCAAAATACTTCAGAACAGCAGGCATTTGACCAGCCCTTGTTTGAGGACCAGTAATTCCGTATAGTTTTTGTTCGTTCTGTCCAAACTGAATTAAACCTTTGTGCCGTCCTCCTGCGCCCCCTACAATGTTAGGATCCATATTCATCCCTGATTCCAGGGATAAAAATGCGCCAAACTCATAAGGATCTAAGCCAAGGCGCTTAGCTCCTTCAAAGATTGCTTGCCTTTCGTTTGCAGGAAGGATTCCAACTCGTGGTGTGGCCATGGCAATTAGGTCCTTATTCTCCTACCCAATTTGAATCTGCTTTGAGTCCAGGAATAAAAACAGTCTGTACAGCGGCAACAAGACTGATCTTCGTGGCTAAACGCTTAACAAAATTAGGACAGAGAATCATTGGTTTAAAAGCAACAACACTGGCCCCCGTAGATCAAAGATCTGTGTCCAGTAGGTTGGGCTTACATGCTGAGCAATGCCAAATATTTATTTGCTTGTTAAGTTAAGAAGGGCTTGAAACTTCTTAAGCATTTCTGGGTCGGTTTGTAGTCCTTGTGCGCCGTACGTTTCCGTTGGAGTAATAGACTGTACCGCAGGAAAACCTTGTGGAGCATTAACACCTGGTGGAGGTGTCAATGTGATTTGTTGTGGCGTTTGATAACCAAAAGCTTGTCTAGCCGCCTGACCTGCATCCTTACCAAGTAAACCTTGTTGGATAGCATCATAACCAACAGCTCCTGGTTTTACTTGTTTTGCAAGAGTGGGATTTGCTGCGGCCCAAATTGCCATGCCTTGGTCACGTACCTTAGCACGCTCATCAGCAATCGCTTGCTTTTGCATGTCGGGGTTGGCTTTCACCATTGCCTCAACCCTGGCACGCTCCCGTTCGTACTCACGGTTTTGTGCAGCATACGGATCAATAGGTGCGAAAGAACCTGGACCAGGGGAACCTCCTCCTCCTCCTCCTCCTCTTACTTGTGGTGGAGCAGGAGAAAAGGATGCAGAAGAACTTGATGAGTATACAGACCCAGGGGGCATATACGTTGGTCGTCCACTATTGATATCGTATTCAATGCCACCAACTGTATATGTTCCGTACGTACTGTATCCATCAGGACGTTTTGAGGTACTTTGAGCTGGCGTTATGCCTTGAGCTCTATTTGAGTAATCTCGCAATCCTTGGCGAAATCTTTTTGCATTCGGGCCTAATTGTTGAAAAAAATTCAACATCCCTTCAGGAATTGCCATAATTACCTCCAGACCTCATGTAAATAAATGCGTGAACCAACAGCAGTGTCGGCAGGACCAGGTAATGCCTGGATGAATTCAGCACCAGAACGTTCGTAACGGTAACGAGCCTGGAACGGATCTTT